GCTGAGTACTCACTAGAACTCGCTCAAGACCTTAAGGCAATCCACGGATTGAACGCTGAGGCTGAGTTAGCAAATATTCTCTCTACAGAGATTCTTGCTGAGATCAACCGTGAAGTAATCAGAACAATCTACAAGACCGCTGAACAGGGTGCCGTTCAAAACACTGCTAACGCTGGTGTATTTGACCTCGACATCGACTCAAACGGAAGATGGTCTGTTGAGAAGTTCAAAGGACTTCTATTCCAGATTGAAAGAGACGCTAACGCAATCGCACAAAGAACTCGTCGTGGAAAGGGTAACATCATCCTTTGCTCTGCAGACGTTGCTTCTGCATTAACAATGGCAGGTGTACTTGATTACACTCCAGCACTTAATGCTAATCTTAACGTTGACGACACTGGTAACACCTTCGCTGGTGTGCTCCAAGGTAAGTATAGAGTCTACATTGACCCATATGCTGCTAACCTTACAAGTGCTAACGCAGCACCTACAGGTGGTAACCAGTACTACGTTTGTGGTTATAAGGGATCTTCTCCTTATGACGCTGGATTGTTCTATTGTCCTTATGTTCCTCTCCAAATGGTCAGGGCAGTGGGCGAGAATACCTTCCAACCAAAAATCGGATTCAAGACTCGTTACGGACTCGTAGCGAACCCCTTTGCCGAAGGTTTAACTGTTGGATCAGGTACTCTAACAACCAATGCAAACCGCTACTATCGTCGTGTTGCAGTCAAGAACCTAATGTAAGCCAGACGCTTATATTTCTTATAAAGACCTCCTGTATGGGAGGTCTTTTTTTATGCTAAATAGTAAAAAAGTAGTCGTTAAAAATGTCAAGAGTTCGTGCTAATACCATTATAGATCAGGCGGGAACGGGTGCTCCTAACTTTCCTAATGGATTTACTGCTAATAGCGGTACTGTAACTGGTTTGTTAACTGCTACAACATATGAAATAGATGATCTTTATGTTGGATCTGCTGCTACTATAACTGCTACTACTGCATCCGAATCAACTACGACTGGTGCATTAATAGTTTCAGGTGGTGTTGGTATTGCAAAGAGTGTTTATATTGGTGAAGATTTAGATGTTAGCGGAAGTTTATCAATTGGTGGAACAATAACATATGATGATATTCATAACTTAGATTCTGTTGGTATTGTAACTGCACGAACAGGTGTTCATATACAAAGTAATGGTCTTACTATTGTTGGGGTTACAACTGGTTTAAGTGTTGCTGGTGTTGCTACTTTCGCTAGTGATGCTACTATTACTGGTAATGCTGTTGTTACAGGTGATATAAGAGGATCAGCTAATATTAATGCTGGTATTGCCACTTTCAGTGGTGATGTTATTACAGGTGCAATTACGGTTAGTGATACTACAGAATCAATTAATAAAGATACTGGTTCTATTATAGCAAATGGTGGTATTGGTATTGAGAAAAATTTAAATGTAGGTACTGCATGTAGTATTGAAGGAGCAGGAATTGCTACATTCTCTCAAGGAATGAAAGTTGGAGGAGGTAATGCTCTTCAGGAAAAAGCACATATTAATACTACTGCTTGGAGTGCTAGTGTTGCAGCAGGTGATATTAATTTAGATTATGGAATGGTTCACTTAAATACTGCTGTTTTGGCAGGAACTGGTAATACTTTAAATGTCACTTCTTCAGTTGGAATAAACACTTCTATGGCAGTGGGAGATATTATTGCTGTTACTGGTATAACATCAGTAAGTGCAACAACTGCTTTTGTAAATACATTGAAAATTGATCATAGTACTGTACAGGTAGCATGGTCTGGTGGTTCTGTCCCTTCTGTTGGATCTTCAACAGGATATGATGTTTATGCATTCAATATAATAAAAACTGCAAATGCCAAATATGCAGTTATTGGTAATCAAATTAAAGCTGGATAGGTAAAATGTTCTGTAAAGTAAGAAAAACACTTAAAGAATATCGTGAATGGCAACTAAAGATGTATAACCGTTGGGAAGATACATTGGAAGTTAGATTAGCAGGAATTAGTGCTGCTAAATCAAAACTTGAAGAGCAAATAAAAAGAGATGCTACTGATAGATTACACAATGATATAAGAGATAATGGCAACTCGTAATTCACCACAACCAAGATCAGGAACTCCAATTGAGAATAGAAATTTTCTATCTCCTGTTGGTTTTAAGTTTGGACTGAAAAGAAGTCCTGCTGTTGCTTTTTTCTGCAATGAAGCAAATATCCCATCAATAGATCTGGGAATAGCAGAACAACCATCTTATTTGAAAGATATTCCTATCCCTGGTGATAAGATTCAATTTGGTGATTTAAGTCTTAGATTCTTAGTTGATGAAGATCTTACCAATTATATGGAGATTCAGAATTGGATTCGTGGATTAGGTTATCCTGAATCTTTACAGGAATTTCAAGATTTAGATGATTCTGGAAATCTTACTGATGCATTTGGATTCTTTAAAAATGGTAGAGATGATATCTATTCTGATGCAACTTTACAAATTTTAAGTAGCAATTTAGTTCCTCAATTCCAAGTTCAGTTTAGTGACTGTTTTCCATATAGTCTTTCAACTATTACGTTTGATGCAACAGATACTGACATAGAGTACTTTACAGCAGACGTATCTTTCAAGTATACTATCTACAGGATAACAGATTTAGAAAATAACAATTTATGAGTTTAAGTCTTGAAGCAATTCAAGAGATGTGGGAAAAAGATGCAAAGATAGACAGAGATAATCTACACGAAGAATCATTGAACATCCCTTCTCTTCATGCGAAATATTTTGAATTATATAATACTATATTCCTTCTGAGAAAGAAAGCAGAGCAGCAAAGGAAGAATATCCGTCATGAACGGTATGAGTATTTTAGTGGGAAAGCAGACCCAGAAGTCTATGTAGAAAATCCCTTTGGTAAAAAGATTAGGGATAAAGATACTATGACTAAGTATCTTGATGCAGATGAGAAGTTATCTAATGCATCACTTAAGATTGATTACTATGATACGATGCTTACATACATTGAAAGTATTCTTAAAGTGATACAGAATAGAACATATCAAATTAAGAATGCAATTGAGTTTATGAGATTTCAATCTGGATTAGGGTAGATAAATATCTTTAGATGTATGGACTTTCTTGAGAACGGATGTCATTATAGGAAAGAAGAATGAGGTTTTTCTCCAGGTACAAGCCGAACCTCACATCTTCATGGAATTGCAAGATCACTTCACTTTCGAAGTGGAGGGTGCAAAGTTTATGCCCCAATACCGTAACAAGTATTGGGACGGAAAGATTCGACTATTCTCAACATCCAATGGACAAATTTACGTCGGATTACTTGATAAGATTATTGCCTTCTGTAACAGACACGATTATACATACGAATTTACACACAACGAATACTATGGTACTCCCTTTGAAGTAAATGAGGGAATATCATATGAGGGTGTTAAAGATTATATGCGATCTATTAGTCGTCATACCCCACGTAAATATCAAGTAGAGGGAGTATACGATGCCTTAAGACATAATAGAAAGCTATTGATATCGCCCACTGCTTCAGGCAAATCATTGATGATCTACGCTCTTGTAAGATATTACGTTGATAAAGAGCAAAAAACTCTCCTAGTTGTTCCAACGACATCTCTTGTAGAGCAGATGTACAAGGATTTTCAGGACTATGGTTGGGATTCTGAGTCATACTGTCATCGCATCTATGCTGGCAAAGAAAAAACAAATGAATATCCAGTTACTATTACCACATGGCAATCTGTATATAAATTACCTCGTTCATTTTTTGAAGAATATAACGTAGTAATAGGAGACGAAGCTCACTTATTTAAAAGCAAGTCTCTTATATCTATAATGACAAAATTGCATCATACTAAGTATAGGTATGGATTTACTGGTACTTTAAGTGGAACTCAAACTCATGAGTGGGTTTTGGAAGGATTGTTTGGTCCATCATATAAAGTAACTAAGACTGATGAATTGATGAAGCAGGGTCATCTTTCTCAATTAGATATTCAATGTCTTGTACTTAAACATCCTCCTCAGAAATTTGAAACTTATCAAGATGAAATTCAATATCTTATTGAGCATGAACAAAGAAATAATTTTATAAAGAATTTGACTTTGGATTTAAAAGGTAATACCTTGGTATTATTCTCTAGAGTAGAAGCACACGGTCAAGTCTTATATGATTTAATAAATAATAATAAACATACTGATCGTAAGGTATTTTTTGTCCATGGTGGTGTGGACACCGAACAAAGAGAATTAATCAGAGAGATTACCGAAAATGAAAAAAATGCAATTATTGTTGCCAGTTATGGCACTTTTAGCACTGGGATCAATATTAAGCGGTTGCACAACATCATCTTCTCCAGTCCCTCCAAGTCCAGAATTAGAAATCTCCAATCCATTGGCCGAGTTCTCAGAAAAGGTAAAGATAAAGTAAAGGCAACTCTTTACGATATCGCAGATGATTGTACTCACAATTCTAGACGAAATTATACATTAAACCATTTCATCGAACGAATTAAAATCTATAACGAAGAAAATTTTAATTATGAAATAATCACCATACAATTAAAGAAGGAAAAAAAATGATTGAGGACGACTTTTACGGAACAATAAAATTTAAAAATGGTGAAGAAATATTCGCCAAAATAGCAGCTTCAGAAGAAGAAGATAGAACAATGTTAATAGTTCATACTCCTGTTAAAGTTTCTGAGGTTAAAGCAAAAGGAGGAATAGTAGGATATAAAGTAGAACCTTGGTTAAAGACCAGTAGAGAAGATATGTTTATTATTAATATGGATAATGTTATTACATTATCTGAATCTTTTGATATGGAAATGATTGGTATGTATCAAAATTTCTTACAAGATTTTAAAAGGGATACTGAAAATAATACCCAACTTAATAGAAAAATGGGATATCTTGCTACTGTAAATGCTGCAAGAGGTCATTTAGAAAAAATATTTAAAGAAAGTCCCAATAATAATACTAAGAGCTCTCCCGATCAACCCTAACAGAGTTATTCTATTGGTATAAATGGAACTTGTCAAGTATATGTAGAAGTGTTATAATATCTACATAATAGTGATCAAGATCGATGCCGATAACTCCAGGTAAGACTATGGCGAAAAGAAAAAGGTCGGAGCACTATGTCAATAATAAAGAATTTCTTGCTGCTTTAATCAAGTATAGAGAAGATAAAGAGATTGCACAGATAAGGGGGTTGCCAAAACCTGTTATTCCACGTTATATTGGCGAGTGTTTCTTAAAGATAGCAAACCATCTATCTTTTAAACCAAACTTCGTAAACTACATGTTCAAGGAGGACATGATCTCAGATGGAATCGAAAATTGCGTTCAATACATACATAATTTTAATCCTGAGAAATCCCAAAATCCTTTTGCTTACTTTACGCAAATTATACATTACGCATTTCTCCGCAGAATACAAAGAGAAAAACGTCAGTTAGAAATTAAGAATAAGATTCTTGAGAAGTCTGGTTATCAAGA